CGTTGTCTATTCGATTCCTATCCGCGAAGCGGGCGACGTGTTTCAACCGGAACGTGTCGCTGCTGTTTTACATCCAAGTTGGTTGCGACGTGCTTGGTTCGCCATGGTTGAGTACGAGTTTCATCACGACGACGGTAAAACGTTTCCGGAGTGCGCAGTATGTCGTGGCGGATACGGTGGAGTTACGAACACGAATGCAATCGAACTACGCGAAGCACTTCCCGAAAGTTACTCTGTCATCATGCTACCGAAACCCGGTGACGGTGACCCGACGAAAGCCGTCGAAGAAGTCACTAATCTTAAAATCAGACTGTAGAGGTACACATCATGAGTCATGCAAATCTTTGCCAACAATGCGCGTCTAAACGACAGACGATTGTGCAACGCACTGGACACTACGAACATGGTGCACGTTGCGACGCATGTCGTCGTCTAACTAAGACTGCAATCTGTCATGCGGTCGCTTGTCTTTGCGACGCCAACAACGCGCATCTTATTCAACCAACGTTAGACAACGAGGTACAAATATCATGAGCATTGCACTTGCGATTGTCTACACTTGTCTGGTCTATCTGTTCGCAAAACATGCGCGCAAGTTAGACGCCGAATCTTCGTTACTTGTACTCTATCGGGAGACGCCATTCACTCCGAGCAGTCGTCCGTTAGTTAGACAAGGGCGCTCGTATCTTCGGGAAACAAACTACCTGTAAACGCCACAAAGCGAACACGATTTGGCCCGGTCTATCCGGGCCTTTTTTTTGCCCGCGTGTCCGCTCATAGAATACGTTCGTCTAACGCGTCGATCGACAGACTGACAACGCGGTTGTCATGTCGTTAGACACGGTGCACCGGTCTATCGCATCGGCAATCGGCACCCTTGGTACAGACATTCGGATTATCGTGGCATCCAGTACGCGGACACTCATGCAGCGCCAGCGCGCAGCGTTGCTGGCTATACGCTCACGAGGCGCTCTCAGCGCCTGTCTAACGGCCGATTATCAGACGGGCATGCGATGTTATCAATACGCTGATCTGTCGTTAGCGGGCGTCTCGCTGCCTCTCAGGCAGTGTGCAAGTTGGCATGGCTATTGCATGCAGCGCACGTAACATAACACCCGGATCGGGCGGTTTGTCTAACGATATCAGTGACTTACGTCTAACGAGCGTGTCGGCAGGGCGTTAGACATGTCGGCACCCTACCGCGCGCGCGCCCCGTCGGACCTGAGTTAGACACGTCTGTCTAACGAAACGCTGTAGCTGCGCCACATACGGGGGTAGGCCCCCCTCGGGGGGTGCGTGTGTACGTGTGCTCCCGGTCGTACGAATTTTTCGTACTTTCGGCAGCCGTTTTCGTCACCAAGCGGCGCTGCGTGTCTAACAAGTTAGACAGCGATATGTCGATTCCATCGACCTATATAGTAGGTTCGATAGACCTATAAAATAGGTCGAGAGCAGGTGAAAAGCTTGCGCAAAAGCCTCTAAAAGTACTGTATAGACGTACAGTACGCTAAACTAAATAGCTAACGTTTACAAGAACTTACAAATTAAGGGGGTTGACAGACCCCCTCGAAAATCATACTCTTGTTAGTAAGGACTTACGTTACGAACGATTAGTAACTGATCGTGAGTCGTCATTGATAAAGCGACGATCACTAGGGTGATCTAAGCGATCAATGCGTAAGGTTTCTTAAGGTAATTCGTTAAGAAAGCTTTTGCGATACATTCTGTGTTTCGTATGCTTTTTTTAGCCACAAATCCGCTCGGAGGGAGCAATGTCAGAAGCGAAGAAAGAAAGTAAGCCCACGCCCGTTATAAAGGAAGGTGATCCGAAAGTCTGCACAAAGGCTCTCGAAGCGCGTTTAGACGCACTAGAGAAGCAGAATGAGCTGATCATCGAAGGCTTCGAATGGGCAGCTAATCAGGTACGTCCTATGTTCGGCCAAGGCGCTCTCGCCGTTATCTTTGACGGTATCGCAGAGGGCCTGAAGAAGAGCGTAGGACCGAAGTCATGAGCGAGAATACCACCGCTCAGGCTATAAACAGGCTCGCAGACGCTGAATTTCAGCGCGCTAGCATCGAAAAGAAGCAGTTGCGCGTAAACGAAGAGGCGCTTGAGATACAAAAAGCCCTTTTAGAGCTTCAGATGGTCAATCTGAGCGTTACGCGACAGCTTGAAGGCGCCCTAGCAGCGCAGGCCGCCGAAAATGGCGGCATTTGACGCTAGTTTACTCGACTCAGCGCTAGATACTGCACAGAATGAGCTAGAGGAAGCAGAAATCCTCTTATTAGAGATTTCGGCACGAGCCAAGAAGGCTCGGGACGAGGTTTCTAGGCTTAAAACTGCTGTAGCAGCACTGAAAGGCGAGGCGGCTCCTTCGGAGCCTCCTAAAGAGGTAATTTCTCGCGAAAATACCCCTAAAGAGGCTCAGACTACCCCCAATCAACCCCAAGCTACTGATTCTGAAGAAGATATCGACGCGTGGGAAGCAAATCGTAAGAAAAAGCTCGCCAAGCGAGCGAAAGAACGCGAGGCCGAGGAACGGGCCTCAAATCCTATGTACGACGTTAAGTGTACCGGGTGTGGTCAGGCTGGAGTCCTCCAGCAATCTATGATCAAAGCCCCCAGCGGAGTCCCGCTGCCAGCTATTGTTTGCACCTCGTGTGGCAATATGCTGATGAGCTAGGAGGAACTAGCACCAGTTTTGGCCCGAAAAGCCAATCGAGCGGCCCTCCGGCCGCGTTCCTCCCTCCGCGTTGGCAGTTGGGCCGCTCATCTAAAATTCTAAGGAAATATGATGAAAGTAATCGTAAGAATCACCGAAAATGGGCGCACAGGCGTCTCTCGGAAGACATACGACGAGATTCCAACCTCAGCCAGCGTTGAAGACCAAGTCGAAGACGCTATGAACCAGTGTCTCGTCGCATTCGCAAAACCGGCCAAAGCAAAGCGCAAGGTCGCCAAGAAAGCTGTAAAGCTCTCTGATTAGCATAAAACTAAAACTCAAGCATAAGGAAATATCATGGCAGACGGAATTACAGCGGTATCCGCTGGAAATAAGGGTCCGAGGCAGTTTCAGGGCCTATTTGATGTAATACCATTCAAACTGACCTTCGAAGACGATTCTATCCTCGACGGCGACAATTACTCAGGTGGCGGCACGGTATCAGTACCGGGCGCAGCTCTGGGCGATTTTGTACTGGTATCGTGTGTTTTAGACACGGTAGAGTGCCAATTCTACGCTAATGTTACCGCAGCCGACACGGTTGAAGTTACGTTGCAGAACACCACTGGTGGTACTGTTACGGCCTTCGCTGCTGGCGCAGTGATCAATGGCATCGTATTGAAGCCTAAGAAGAACGTATTCGACTTCGGAAGCTAGTAACGCATGAACGAGGTCGTGAGGGACGGTAACGGGCGCTTTATAAAAGGCCAGAGCGGTAATCCGCTCGGTAAGGCCAAGGGCATACGCAACCAGATGACTCTGGAGCGTATTGCCTTCGAAAAGGCGCTCCGCGACTACGTCCACGATCCTAACCAAGCTCTCAAGCTTGTTAAGGGTATCGACCGCGTTTTAGGCATTGCGGCCAACGCAGAGAAGGATTCGGACGCTATTGCGGCGATGAAACTCATGCTTGACCGCGTTATGCCTGCTATGCCCGAAAAAGTGGCTGAAGAGGCAGAGAAGACCGATAATAGGCTTCAGATCGTCATTCAGACCAATCCCGACGCAAAAGCGCCGGTTCACATCATTACAAGTACAGAGGAGCCATAAAATGGCCGACATGAAAGAACGACAGACTTCTGACTCGTCTCAGGGTGCCGAAGGCACTGTTTCCCTGCACAATAAGGGTTACGACGCAGAGTTGAAGGATATCTCGAACGTTGAGAACACACAAGACGGTGGCAAGCCGCTTGACGACCACACGAGGTAGTCATGGCTAAATTCGACGCACAGACGAGCGATTCCGCTCAGACGTTCAAACCGGGCGCCGTATCCCGCGACAATGACCTCAAGGTCAATGGCGTTGGCTCTGCGCAGGACATTGCACGTATGGATCAGCGCGACACGACTGACGGTAAGCGACCCGCAGCGGACGATACGAAAGTATCGAATGTTGGTGGTGCTAATGGCTGAGACTAGCATCCAAAAAGCTAGGCGTTTGGCCCGTGAGAAGCGTGAAGCTGAAGAAGCTATTGCTGCTGAAGAAGCTGCTAAGAAGGCACGAGAAGCCGAAGCCGCTACTCCTAAGAAGGAGAAAGGCTTTTTCGACTCGTTCTTCAATCGTCAGGAACAAGTAGACGAAGCGGTAGAAGCTGCGCAGCGAGCTAACCAATCTACGGACTCGAATAACTAATGGATAATCCACTACCAAAACCAAAGTCAGGCGGCAAGCCTGAGCGTATCGAGGCTAAAGGCCCTCCGGGCGGTCCACACACTCCCGGTGCGAAGAAAGCTGCTGCTATGCGCGCCAAGGCTGCCAAAGTGATCGTACGCGGTAACGAAGCGAAAACTGTAAAACCTGAATAAAACCACCGCCGGAGGGGCAAGTGGCACAACTAGCGTTTAACTTGCATCCGGCACAAGCGGAGATTCATGCACACCCCGCACGATTCAAGATTGTGGCAGCAGGTCGCCGCTTTGGGAAGACGGTCTATTCCGTCATCCGCTGCTATGAGGAAGCGTTGGCAACAGTCAACGCGATGGGCGTATCGCTCGATAAAACCTCAAACGTCATATACGTCGGTATTGACCGAGAGCAAGCAAGACGAAACGCATGGCCCTACTTCAAGTCGGTCGCAGAAACCATAGAAGATGCGACAGGGCTGCAAATCAGGCTACTTGAGAAGACGGCTGAGATTCATCTTCCTGACGAGCTTGGTGGCGCTGTTATCCGGTTGCTCGGAATGGACAACCCGGACGCAGCCCGAGGGCTTAAGCTCCGTTACGCTGTCCTTGACGAGTACGCCGATATGCCACCTCGCGTCTGGCCCGAGATTATTCGGCCAGCCCTTGCGGACGTGCGTGGCGGTGCGCTCTTCATCGGTACGCCTAAAGGTAGGAACCACTTCTATGACCTCATCGAAGCTGCAATTCAGGATTCGGCAGAAAAGGAAGCAGCAGGAGAGACTTCAGCATGGGCAGTGTTCAACTTCAGCTCCCATGACAACTCGCTCATTAACGCAGACGAACTGCGGGAAATGGCGAAAGAATACACAAATGGCTCCGAAGACCTCTTCGAACAGGAAATCGCAGCCAAGTTTATTGCGTCGTCTGGTCAGCTCTTCAAAGACACTGACTTCGAGATTATCGACCAAATACCGGACAAACCGCTAGACTTCTACCTCGCGGTCGATCTGGCAGGCTTTGCGCCTGACCCAGACCGGAAGAAAGAGATTCGCAAGCTCGACGACACCGCCATAGCGGTTGTGGGCGTAGACAGACAAGGAACGTGGTACGTCACGCAGATCGAGTTCGGCAAGTGGGATACGCGGGAAACTGCGTTCCGTATCGTTAAGACGGCCCACGACAACAAGATACCGATTATCGGCATCGAGAAAGGCGCATTGATGAATGCTGTCGAACCGTATATGAGAGACTATATGGCGCAGTACAATCGCTGGTTTGAGATCAAACCTCTCACGCACGGTAACAAGAACAAATTTGACCGCGTACAATGGGCGCTGCAAGGACGAGCGCAGAAAGGCAGGATCAAGCTACTCAAGGGCGACTGGAATAGGCCCTTCATTGATCAAGCCGTTTCTTTCCCCTCTAAGTACGTTCACGACGACCTCGTCGATGCGCTAGCGTATATTGACCAGTTAGCGCTGGAAACGATGAGCGGTTTCGACATAGCGCAAGTGGAAGCCGCTACGCAGTGGAAGCCGCAAGACCCCTACACAGGATACTAAATGGCGACGCAAGGCTCAATCGTACGCGAAAAGGAAGTTGCAGGAGGCGAAGGCCGCCCTGAAATGCAAGGTGGCGCTCGCGGCGCGTTAGCGTCGACCATCATGGGTGATATCTCTGAGTGGCGCAAGCTGCGCGATAGCGACTATCAGGAACAATGGGACGAGTACTACGCCAAGTGGCGTGGCTTCTGGCTCCCAGAACACAGGGCATACAAGACCGAGCGCTCTAAGCTCATCTCCCCGCTGACCTCTATGGCGATCGACCTGACAACGGCCGAGATCATCGAGGCGGTATTCGGGCGAGAGTACTTTGTAGACCTACCAGACAACATCGGTGACGAAGACCCCTCGGACATGGAGTTCGTTCGGAAGAACCTCGTCAACGACTTGAAAGCAGAAGACTTTGTCAACCAGTTTGGCCTTATCGTGCTGAACGGTTGTCTCTACGGGAACGGCATCTGTAAGATTCAGGTGGACGTTAAGATCGTTAAGAAGCCCTACCGCAAAGAAAGCGGTGAGCTTATCGCTGAAGAAGTCGAGGAAGTCTGCATTAAGCCCATAGCCATCGAGCCGGGGCAGTTTGTAGGTGATCCAACGCAAGCCGAAATCGACAATATGAAAGGCTGCGCACACGAGTTCCACGCGAATATCCAAAACTTGCGACGTAAGCAGCAAGAAGGTACGTACTACAAGAACGTCTCCATCATGGAGTCAACGAAGCCCATGACTTCTCCCAACAGGGGAGATTCACCGGCAGGCGATAGGCGTACGAAGAAGAACACCGCGTTCATTACTGAATACTACGGGCTTGTCCCGACGCGCCAGTTCCTCGCTGCTACCGCCGAAGCTAATGGATCAGAACTTCCCGATGAGATGATTCAAGCGGTCCCCGCTACCGATATGACCGAAGTCATCGCTACGATTGTCAACGAACACTCACTACTGCGTGTTATTGAGAATCCGCTGATCACCGGAGAGCGCCTCGTTCTCTCCTACCAGCACGAGAGCGTTCCGGGGCGTTTCGCAGGTCGCGGCGTAGCCGAGAAGGGCGCTAACTTACAGCGCGCGATGGACGCAGAGATGCGGAGCCGCATTGACGCTATGGCATGGTCGAACAATCCAATGTTCGCAGGCGACCTGACTCGTATGCCACCGGGAAGCAACTTATCTGCTTGGCCCGGTAAGTTCTGGGGAACCAGAGGGAACCCAAGTGAAGTTATCCAAGAGTTCAAGATATCCGGCCCGGACCAGAATACATACGCACATATGCAAGAACTTGAGCGAATGGGGCAGCAGGCGACTGGAGCGCTTGATTCGGCAAGCCTACGCCAAGGAATGCGTGATGAAACTGCTACAGGAAGCGCCATCGCTGCAAGTGGCGTTATCAAACGCTCTAAGAGAACAATGTACAATATCGAAACTTTCATGTCGAAGCTCGTCATGCGAGTCGCACGACTGAAGATGCAGTTCGATGAACAACGCTACCCGCAGGACTACGAGTTCCGCGTACGTGGCACGCTTGGCATTATGGCACGAGAGATCGAGACGCAGTTCATGGTGAACTTGCTTCAGGTCGTCGGAGGCGACAGCCCCGCCGGTATGCCTATCATCCAGTCTATCTTCGAGCATAGCTCGTCGCCGGTTAAGCAGGAAGTTCTCGCAGCGCTCAAGGCGATGCAGGAGCAAGAGCCTTCGCCGGAAGAGCAGGCCGCTAAGGCAGCACAGTTGCAGCAGCCTGTACTCGATAACAAGAAGACTGAAGCTGAGATCATGAAGATTATGGCCGAGGCTGGCTTGAAGGACGCACTAGAAGATGGCGAACGTTTAGAGTTAGAACTTAAGCCGTTGGAAATAAACCTTGAGCAGACGAAGATCATTAACGATCTGCAAGAGACTTCCAACCAAGTTAGACAGTTAGACATACAAGAGGCGGGTCTAACACTTGAAGCTCGTAAGATCGAGAAGATGGGGCCGTCTAACAGCAAGTAATCATTGTCGGAGGGACGATGGATCAGAAACAAACAACATTCTTTCGCGAACTAGATTCGACTTTCAGAACGCCGGGGTGGGTACATCTAACGGCCGGATGGAAGGAAGAAATGGAAGCCATTCCATTCGCTGCTTTCTACAACGCGAAATCCATGGAGGAGCTTGAGGCCGCCCGTATTCGGTATCAACTGCTCAACTCCTTAGTCGAACTGCCCGATCATCACGAAAGGGCGCGACTTGAAGTAGAACGGGAAGAAGATGATGGCTAAACTTCTTTTCTTCGACTTCCGCTGCACGTCTTGCGAGCATCAATTCGATGACTTGGTTAAATCGAGCGTCCACTCGATCCCGTGTCCGAACTGCTCGTCAGAGGCGAAGCGTCTGGTATCAACGCCGCGCTTGGACCCGAGGATGGGGCTAGACCCCGACGGTAATCCAACGATGGCAGATAGGTGGGCGAAAATACGGAAAGACAGAGCAAAAATCGAGAGCAAGCACTTCAAGGAGCATGGCACTGACATGACTCCCGGTGCGGACACTTCGGGCTGAAAACGCTCTCGACGGCTCTGATAGCAAGGGTGTAAACCTCAATAACGAGGCCGCCAAACTGGAGGAATGAGAAATGCAAGACCACGTTTTTCGACGTAAACCGATGTCTCAGATAATCGCGCCTAGCGCGGACGAGGCTCGCGAGAGAGCAGAAACCGAAGCGAGAGCTGAGGCGGCTCCTGAACAGAACCTACCGGACAAGTACTCTGGTAAGACGACTCTTGAGATCGCAGAAATGCACATGAACTCTGAGAAGCGTCTCGGCCAGATACAGAACGAAGTAGGACAGCTACGAGGACTTGTGTCCGACCTAGCGTCAGTTCAACGCGCGTCTACGCCCGCAACGCCAGAACCGGCACCTGTTGATGTATCGGGCGACCAACTGATCAACGATCCCGTAGGGACGATCAGGAAGGTCGTACAGCCTATGGTAGATAGTCAAACGCAGGGAACTGCACAAGACTCTACTGATATTGCCTTGTACCGCATGGAGCAAAACTCCTTGATCTCCGATTTCGGTGATCCTATGGAGATTGCCCAGAAGCAAGAGTTCCAAGAGTTCGTAAACCGCACTCCCAGCCGAGTGGCTGAGTTTGAAAAGGCTTGCGATCCGGGCTTAGGTATTGGGCAGGTTAGGGCTGCAAGGCGGCTATTAGAGGATTTCACGGATTTTGAAGCCTCACTGCCGACCTCTGAAGCTACGCAGAATCGTACTAATGTAGCAAAAGCCAAAGCCGTCGCCACCGAAGGTGCGGGACCGGCAGGCGCTGTCGCTACAGCAGACCCGATATACGAAGCGGATGTCGTTGCTCTTATTAACAGCAACCCCGAAAAGTACCGATCTCCTTCGTTCCAGAAGGAATTACACGCAGCAATTCGTGAAGGTCGGTTCATCAAGAACGGCTAATTTATAGCCACAACCAACCACCACTAGGGTAAATTACAATGGCTTCAAACTTTGATATTGCAAATAGTATCGACGTTGCGGACGTTGCTGATTTCGTACCGGAGGTTTGGGCGACTGAAACCATCGCAGCTTACAAGGCTAACCTTGTTATGGCTGCTCTTGTATCTCTGATTCCTCACATTGGGAAGAAGGGTGATGTCATCCACATCCCGGCACCGTCTCGCGGCAGTGCCACATCGAAATCGCAAAACACCGTCGTGTCTTTGCTTACATACGCTGATACGGTAGAGAAATCTGTCACGATCAGCGAACACTACCACTACGCACGTCTCGTAGAAGACATCGCAGAGGTACAGGCACTTCCGTCAATCCGTCGGTTCTTCACTGACGACGCTGGCTACGCACTCGCTAAGCAGACTGACACTTCTCTTCTGGCCCTCGCGGCTACTTGGGGCGGTGGCACAGCTTATGACGATGGCGTCATCGGCTCTGACGGCACGACCAAATGGGACACGACTGCTAACACCAACACCGGTAACGGTGCGGTAATCGCAGACGCTGGCATCCGACAAGTCATTCAAGACTTCGACGACGAAGACGTTCCTGCTCGTGATCGCTTCCTCGTTATCCCGCCTGTCGAGAAGAACAACCTTCTGGGCAACGCACGTTACACGGAACAAGCTTTCGTTGGCGAGCAGGGCATGGGTAACAGTATTCGTAACGGACTCATCGGTGACATTTATGGCACTGAAGTTTACGTTTCGTCTAACTGCGAAACTGTTACGGCTACTGACACGACGACTGACTACCGCGCTGCATTGATGTTCCAGAGAGATTCTCTGGTACTGGCAGAGCAGGTCACTCCGCGTGTACAGGAGCAGTACAAGCTCGAAGCTCTTGGTACTTTGATGGTCGCTGACGCGCTGTATGGCGCTGCAACGATTCGTGGTAACGTTTCCGGTGAATCCGGTCGCGGCTGCCGCGCCATCCTTGTCCCAGCATAAGGGTACGGGGGTAGGGGCTTCGGCCTCTACCTCCACTTTTTAGTTCGAAAGGATAAAGCATGACAACTCGGGAATTGCTCAACAAAGTACTGCGCGGATTGCGCCAGTTCTCGCTGGTAATCGCGTCAGGGACTGCGTCTACGACAGACGAATACCTGTTGATGATTCTCCAATTTATAAATGAAGCGAAAGAGGAAGTCGAAGAATCTGGCTGGCCGTGGCAAGCGCTGCGACAGACAGTGACCGTTACCCTCGCCGCTTCTACAGTAGAATATGACCTGACTATAGCCGGAGCAGCGGACGTTGATACCAACGATCGTTCCCGGCTTTTGTATGAAAACGTTACGGGAAGTGAGAACTTCCGTCTAACTGATACCGCCCAGCCGCAATGCTGGGACGTTACGGACTCTGACGAGAACCGTCTAACTGAAGTCTCGCAAGAGAAGATGGAGCGATAC